TCTTGTGGTGGTACTTGTATTGGTGTTGAAGGTATGTTTCCAAAAAGTTTTTCTACAGGAGGTAATTGTTGTTTTCTATCAAAAGGCATACTATATCCACCGATACCAGTTCCAAGAAAACTAGAATCATCAGGTTGTGTATATACAGGTGCAGGTGGTGGAGGTGTGCCATTTAAGTCTGCTTGAGTATAACCACCTGGTTGTTCTGCTGAATAGCTTACACCTGGTGCAATCATGTTAGGTACGTTTTGGCCACCAGCTATTGATTGAGCATAGTTTAATCCGCTTGAATAAGTAGGGTCTGATGTTGGTCTAGTAAATCCACCATTAGGAATATTGTAACTACCTCCGCCACCAGCAAATTGGTTTAGAATATCAACGCCTTGAAATCCTCCAATTTGATCGATTAAAGGTGTTAGGTCGCCTAATGCTGCGATATATTCTTCTGGGTCGTATGCTATTGCCATAATTATTTCCTAGTTAGCTATTAGTTTATCAATTTTTTCGTCCAATTTGTCTAATCTGTCGAAAATTCTTTGCATATCTAAATGGAGGTCTTGTTTGGTTGCGTAGCGGGTTGGGATTTCTTCTCTGGTTTTATTAACAAGTATTTCAACTCGTTTAACATCTGCCGCGTTAGTACGGATACTATAGATGATAGGAACATACACCAACGTAATGATTGCGTTCCAAAATAAAATAGGGTTGTCCATTAATAACTCCAAATGTGCGGTCTTGGTCTGTTTGGTTCTCCCTCTGAAATATCTAAATGAATAAAACGAGAGTCGCCTTTTTGGTTTACGCCAATACCAGTAAATCCATAATCTTTAGCTTTCGATACTATTTGTAGAGCTTTATCTCCTCTTACATATATATCAGCCGCTATGCCTTGTGCATGAGTTCCTAAAGTTTTCTTTTTTGCTTCTATGGGGTGGTCTTCACACCTGTACCCAGAACTTATAATAAAAGGAAAACCTAACTCTGTTCTTAGTGATTGTAACTTATTTATTAGTTCGTGTGAAATACCATTTTTACCACAATGTTGGCAAGAGAACTCTTCTTCTTTGAAGTTTTCCCAAGACATTATTTTCCTACGCCTTGTATTCTTTCGTATGATCGTAAACCTCCAAGACCAAGCATACCCATAAGTACGGGTAACATAGTTGAGGTGTCTGCTTGTGGTACGATAATACCAAATGGAGCAGCGAGTGGACTGATTAAAAAGTTTACTGCAAAACCACATACGCAAATCCATGCAGTAGCTGGTCGCCATGATGATTGAAACCAGTCGCCTTTAGCATCAAGTTTGTTTACTTCTATTTGTGCTTTAGCAATTTCGTGAACATGCTTTTCAGACATGGTTGCAATTTCGTGTGCAATCTTTTGCTTTGTGTCTGCATCTGGAATGAACTTGTCAAGAAGTTCGCTTACTGGTTTTATTAGTTTGTCTATCATTTTTATTTTTATATAGTTGTTGTATTTTAGCCAAAGAATTAACTGTCTGTTTTTTTTGTTTTTTTGTTTTTGTATTCATGCAAATGTTTATTAAAAAGTTTTTCTGCTTTTCTTTTAAAAGACCATTCTAAATACTTATCAATCCAACTAAACAAATTACTTTTAAGACCTAGCTTTCTTTTTAGCCGTTTTACTTAATTCACCAAAATGGAATAATTTTACGCTTGTTTTAGTGTGAGATTTATTTGAATGTAAACTACCATTAGGCATTTTGTGCATATTGCCTTTGTGTTCAGTTCCATCTCTCTTGTAATGTTTTACGCCTTTCATTATTTCTTCTTCTTCTTAGGAAACCCAGCTTTCATATTTGCGTAGGCTTTCTTAGTGATAGTAGATTTCTTTTTAGTTCTACTTGTTTTATTTTTCTTTCTGTTATTTATATTTTCATATAGTGACATAGTATCTCCTTACCATTTTACTTTGTCCGCCCAATAAGCAGCAGACAGTTTACCTTTAGAAATATTCTTGGCATGTCTTGCCTTAAATGATTTCTTCCTTGCTTTATCTTTAGCGGTCATTGGATTTTTACCAGCACCGCTAACGCCTTGTTGACCAAAGCGAATAAGTTTTATGACATCTCCAACCTTTGCTAGAACAGCGTGTGATTTAGTTTTGTGACTAGGTGTTCTCTTGGGTTTGTTATAACCAGCGAACCTTTCGCCTCTATATGTTATTGCCATAGTTAGTGTATTAAAGTTACCTTAGAAGATATTAATTCTGAGTCGTGTGGTATCTGTAAAAAAATCAAAGCAACTCTTTTTGCATCTTCTAAGTTCTTAGCTTTTATATCAGAGCCAACATAGATAAAATCTCCGTCAAGAAATTCTAAGTCGTAAATCTTATCCGACTGGTTGATTGTTTCCATTCGTAAACATTCCTTGCGATTGGTTTTTTGCTACCTGTCTAATCGCTTCTCTGTCTCTTTCCATAATTGCATTTATTTCTGCTACATTTATTTGTGCGCCATACTTAGCTTGTAGTTCTGCAATCTTAAGTTTTAAGTCAGCTTCATGTTCATCACGGTTTCTGTCGTCATCCATGATGATTTTCATTCTATCTGTCTCTGCATCAATGATTGCTTTTTGTGCTAAGTTCTGTGCCTTCATTGCTTCGGCTTGTGCCAACATTTCTTGTGGAGAAGGTTTAGGCGGTTCTTGCGGTTGCGGAGGCATAGGCGGTATGGTTGTATTTATAAATGTTGTAGCATCTTTAAAACCAGCCATCTCAATCATTTTAGTTAGAGTGTTTGCGTACTGCTGTAAATTAACCAAAGGATTGTCAGGTCCTAGTGTTTGCATGATTTGTTCTTGCTTTTGTGATAGTGCTGTTAGGACTTGGAACTTTTCTTCGTCAGAGTTTTTAGAAATACCAACATTAATTACCATGTCTTTATCAGCATCCCAGTATCTTGGGTCGATAGGAATAAAATCGTTGTTAAGTCTCATCATGTCTTGACCTTCTTGGTGTTTGATTACAAGTGAGTTAACAAGTTTAAATAAATCTTTCATTCCGTCAGCAAAGTGGCGACAGATAAGTTCTACTCTTCCTTGTGCGCCAGACATCGTTGCCGATACAGCTGCGGAAGTAGTGGATTGTAATGCTTCTGCATTAAGTCCAGCGGAAGCTTTAGAAACACCTGTGCGGTTTTCTTTTGCTTCGTCTAGGTATCCTAGAACTGGGAAGGCTTCTTTACCAACGAAAGGAACAGAGAAAGGCTGAACCATTCCTGGCGCTCTCATTCTTATTGGTTGTCCTATGTCAGTATTAAGAACATCGTCAATGTTAACTTGTCCTTCAACAATACCCATTCTCGGGAAGATGGCGTGGCCTAGACTATCAAGGGTATCTCTCATTATCTGAGATTTAGCTGCTTGAATAGGCATCAAGTAGTCCGCGGGGCATGAGCCAATGGAGGTATGTGGCTCTGGATCGGGACAGAAGAGTGTAATAGGTAAATCATCCCAGGGTGTTGAATTAACAATATTTAATCCATTCCCTACAGTGCATACTCTAATCCTTTCATCTATACCATCACCATCTAAATCATAAAAAACATAATGCTCTACATAGAGAACACTTTTACTATTACTGTCTGCTCTATCAACACCAGTAAAATCTGCGTATGGGTTTCTTGCTTGTTCTAGGTTGTATGATTCTTCATCAACCGCATTACCAGAACCAGCGAACTGTTCCATTTGTTCTTTGTCATAACCCATAGCCACCAAGTCACTTACAGTCTTAACCATTCTGTGTGCAACATAAGGTGATGAGTTTAAATCTCTTGCGTGTCTTGATATAAGTATTTCTTCAGTTGGTACTGCTTCGATTACCACTTGGTCTTTAGCTTTAACTCTTCTAATTTTGACATCGTAACTAGCTGGAGTTTCTTGCGTCATCTCTTCGCCATTTTCAGGACTCATTATTGTGATGCTTTGCATTTCAATTTTTTCTTCAATGACTTCTACATTTGGGTCAAGGGTAATAGCTTGATAGGCTTCTGGTGACAGTCCTGTATATTCGTGAGTTGATGCAGTAATGCTGTCATCCCAGTAGGCTTTTACAAAACCAGTTTTTCTAATAAGTGCATCTTTAAACGCATCGTATAAAACTTTAAAGCCTGGGTTTTTTTGTTGGATTACATAGTTAATATAATCTGTTTGTTGTTTGGCTAGTTGTATGTCTTCTGGGCCATGAGGTATAAACTCTACTATCTTAGTAGTACCAAAAAATGTACGCATGATTGATGGCAGCATGAATAACACGCTGTCTCTTACATCTGTTGATACAAACTCTGATTGCATAGAGCTTTGTGATGTTGGAGCATTACCAAGGTAATAATCAGTAGCTTCAGCTCTGTCTTGGTCTATCTGGTCGATGAAGTCTTTAGCGTCATCCATTTCGGACTTAAGTACGCCTTGCAGTTGTTCTTCATCGTAAGAGTCTCCTACTTGTAACTCTTCGATTGTTTGATCTTTGTCATTTTCCATAAATTTATCCCACTCTGATTATTCTTGATGTCAATGGTTTCTTGAAATTATACCCTAAAAAGTTCTCGCCACCACTAAAACTTGCAGCGGAACTTGCCATGGTTAGCGCAAGTGCGTCAGCCTTATCTGGGGACTTAACACCTCTTTTTTTCATTTCTTCCTTAGACTCTATTTTTATTTTTCCAGTTGATGTATATTTATAACTAGGCGCTGCCAATTCCGATACAAGCTCATCATCATTAGGAAGACGGCAATTACGCAGCGCCAACCAATCTTTTATTGCAAACCATAATTCAGCTCGTAAGTTTAAATAGTTTTTCCTAGTAGACGGTGATTCAGAAACATTGACTCCTCTTACTGGTAAATTTTGTTCAGCTAGTCTATCTACAACCCCACTACCAAGACCAATTACATCTATAAGTATTTCTTGTGGTTGTTCTACGATTGTACTGTCGTCATATAAGTTTTTAACTGCACCGCATAATTGCATTAAATCCATCGATTTGTAAGTATTAATTTCAAAAACTGTGTTGCCTTGTCGTACACAAAGTGCTGAGTTGTCTCCACCAAAACGTGCTACGTCTAGTCCCCAGATGATTGGTGCTTTTGCTGTTAGTGCTACGTCTCTATTGATTGCGTTTCTAGCAAGTTCCATTGGTATGACTGAATCGTCATCAGAGTTTGGAAACTCTCCGAGTACCTCTACTCTTGCAACGGTAGAATCTTCACCGTACTGCTCTAGCATAGTTTGGAAAAGTTTTTGGTCAGTACCCTCTACAGTTCGTGAGTCTATTTGTTTTAGATTCCAGAACTTACGTTTAGATGTAAAGCTATCGTAGAAAGGGCCTGAGTTTCTTCGTGGGTTGGAGAAGGTAAACCAGTAACGATTTTCAGTTGGCTCGGAGAAGAAACCCTCGGAGACGGAGTAGATAGGAGCAGGAATACCAGATGCTTCATCCATAATTAAACATACACCGTATGATGAATGGATACCTGCAAACGCGTCTGGGTTTTCCTCGCTCCATAATTGTGCTTGGGCATAGTAGTAACCAGTGTCTATTTTTAAATCTCTTTTGAGTGCTTCTTCAAACCAGCCTTCTGGTTTAATTGTGGTGGCTGTCTTAGAGTACCAGTGATTGTTTATTGCTAGGGTTAGCCACTTACCTAGCTCCGCCCACGTTCTTGATCTGAGCTGTTGTTCGGTGTTAGCGGTAACGATAATGGTTGAGCCTAGTCGTGTGGATAGCATCCATAGGATTAGCCAGGAGACAAGTGCAGACTTTCCGATACCACGACCAGATGCTACAGCTAATCTAAACATTTCGGGATCAACACGTCCTTGGTTACGTTGGATGTGGACTGTCATTTTTTTTAAAATTTCTTCTTGCCACTTCCTAGGGCCTTCAAAGTCTTCAAGGGGGGTGTCCTTCTGTCCCCAGGGAAAGATAAACTTTACAAAGTTGTATGGATCATCTTTTATGTAGGGCGACCATATCTCGGTCATCAATTCCTTTTCTTGTTCTGCTCCGTATTTCATATATGTACCAGTATTAAAAATATTGCGATGTTGCCTACAGCACCAATGCTAAGTATTGCTAAGATTTCTCGTATTGCCTCTTTCATATTTTGCTCCAAAAAAAATTCAAAAAAATTAAAAAAAATTATCGCAAGGGTTACACGTAATATACCCCGTGCGAAAAAATCAAGGGGGGGTATAAGCATCATATTTGTTGGAGCATCTAACAAATATTCTACCTATTGGCGAACCCTTGAACGCTGTTACCATGAGGAGGAGCAACAACCGCCATTTATTTATTCTTTTTCTTATCAGTCTGATTAATTACCAGACTGCTCTTCTCTTTAGATGTTGTAGGTAAGGGATTTATCTCCTTAGCCTTTAATCTATCCGTACTATATCCGTGTAATCTATCCTTTGCACCAGTTAGAACATCATTAAGGTTGATAGTTGCGTGGACATTTTCGACTCGGTCTTTCCATGTCTTCGCGTCTTGATTCTTTAAGTAAAATATCTGGGCGGTAACATTGCCATCAGTGGCGGAAGTGAAGAGGGAATTTGTCACTTGGGCAAGTCCTTTAGCCTTTCCCCTTTTTATAGTCTCCTCAAATTCCGCAGATCGTTTTCTGTTGCGGTCTATAGTTGACCATGAAACACCCAAAGCACGGGCTATCTGGGTAGTTCCTAACCCTCTCGATGCTAAGTTCTCTACCTGCTCTAAATCAATATCAATTCTTTTTCTACCTACTTTTTTTATAGGTTTATTGTCTTTTTTGGGTGTTTTTTGCTCCATAACTGTATTTTTTTATTGCTCCTTAAACCCCTATATTACAGCATCTTTCACAAAAACCCTAAGTTTTTTATGTTAACTACTTGATATATAAGTACATTTAGGTATGATTGAGAAGTCTAACAATACTTTAGGAGGTACAAAATGACAAACACAGCGACACAACCAACATGTGCGGAACTAGTAAAAGATCAGTTCAACCAAGTTGAGCAAGAATACAAAAAGGCGGAGCAATACTTTAATGACTATGACAACGCCACAGAAGGCGAACAGATAGCCATGAAGGTTATTGATAAAAACCAAGGCGACTATTTCAACGAATATGATGATTTATTTGATTATGCAAATCAAAGCGCTTTATCTTGGGACTATGTGGAGGAAGAAGGCGAAGAAAACCCCGCATATTACAGATTGCAACTTTCCTGGGGCGGGCCTTCTGACGAGTTCAGAATTTATACTATAGGCGATACGTTAGAAATTGATGTTATTGATTACCATTATATGGATTGGTTTGACGGCGCTTCTATTCCTGTTTCTTATAAAACTTTATCTTGGGATGTATGCCAGATGTTTCTTGATTGTGAGGTGGCATAACATGAGAATAGGAAACCTAAAGACATCTATAGAACTTAAAAAAGAAGAGGGTAAAAGAACTGCTTTATATAATGGCAATGAAATACACCTAGACAATCAAACAATTGTTATTGTTGATTATGAGCAAGGCTATTATCCATTAAAAGCAAATAACGGCTTTGAGTATCACGAGATGACACAAGAAGAAATAAACCAATTTAACAAAGAGCAAGGCTTAAGTAATGAAGCCATAGAACTAATGCTTACTAACAGTATGAGAGGTGCGTAACATGACATTTAAACAACTAATAAAGAAACTAATAGAGAAGCCACGCAACAGAAAAGCGTGGCACGGCTCTTATCTTATTAACCATTT